GGAACACTCAGATGTAGTAGGGCCTTACAGTGTAGACCACACCGACGTCCGCTCGCCTCGCAGCGGCGCTCGCATCAGTGTAACTGACGAACCCACGTACCACTATACCGTGTGCCTCCCCGCCCCAAGCTTCCTCGTGTATATCAGCCGCTTGCCGATCGCCGCCACCTAGACCAACCAGGGTTCTTAGGTCGCCGTTCGACAGCGCACTCTTGAGGAGCTGCAACAGGGGGTGACTACTTAACACGCCGACTCGGGGGGCCCGGGTCAGCGCTTCCGAGATCTCAACGGATCCCACGGGCACCATGAGCTTCGCCATGTGGCCTCTGAGTTTTGGTGTATCCTGCTTGCCGCCCAATAAAGCCTTATTGTATGAAGACCTAATCATGGCTCGCCTCACATTATACCCCATCTCCCATATCGCCACTTGCTCCAGCTCGGAGGTTCTGCTACCCAGGTAGTCGCTGGTAGCGCCCGCGGGGACGGAGCTCAAGGTGTTGAAGTCACACACCTCCTCCTTCCCCTCGTCGACTTCAAAGGTTCTGTAGTACCCGCTACTTCTAAACTGGGGACCGGCCCCTACCGCTATCGCTCCCTCCAGTATCGGCCGTATGATGGCCGTCGACGTACCGCACATCCTCGCACAGCTTGGAGAGAGGACGTACGCAAATTCGACTCCCCCCGACCTGTTGTACAGAGTCCGACAGTTCTGCACCATGGAGTTCAGGCCCCCCAACGCATCGAGCTTGAGGTCGCTAACCCAGTTCCCTGAAATACATGAGCTGATGGCCCTCGTGACGTACCCACGGGCAACTCGGTCGTCCGAGCACGTCCTGAGGAACTCAGCTGACACCGAACCGACACTCTGCTTGTTCGGGTTCAACCTACAAGGTGATCTGGCCATCCCGTTCAACACTTGGCTCGCCGCGTCGAAAGTTGGGGCGCTCAGGTAAACGTCGTCGCCGACGTGCATGGCCCAGCAGCGGCTGTATTCCTCCTCCCCCACTGATAAACGAATGTAGGCGGCGTTCAACACCGAGTTAATGAATGTGGTCCCCCGGTGTCCAGACATCAGGGTTCCCGTAGCTGTCCCAGCGCTCGCGCCCTTCACATGGATTTCCATGTGCTCGAACGACGCGATCAGCCTGTTCGCTAGTTCCTTGGGGTAGTTGGTCGCCTCAGCCAGTGAAGCGATTACGGCCTGCTGCGCTGACAGGGTGTGCTGTGAGTTGAAATCGTCGAAATCCAACATAATAGACACACCCCCGCGCCCTCGTAGGAGCCTAACCTTTTCCACCATACCAGCGTTCCCTTTGGCTCCTGGGTCCAGTATCACCCTCCGGCCCTGCCACAAGTTCTCACAGGGCTTCAGGAGATGCTCGAATGCGAAGTACGATACCGAGTCGCATGCGAATATGCTCCTTGTCTTCCCATGCTCCAGCTTGGGGGAGGCGGTGACAAAAACGTGGCCGTCCCAGCCACTTACCGGCTCCTCAAAAGTTCCCTCAGCGAACATCCGCCTGTAGAACCTGTCCAGCCCCGGTATGTCCCGAACCTTGTATTGAGGCCGGCACCGCTCCAGTAACCTCGCGTGGCTACCGTTTACGCACCACCCCCATCGGCCCTCCCAGTGCTCTTCCAAACTCTCGAAGGCGACGGGGCCCCGTAGCTCCTCAGAGACTATTTTGTCGATCGTCTCTCTGAGCTTAATCGGGTCGAAGACCGCCAGGCCCTCGGCGACTCTGCGCGGATCCACCCGGCAGCGCGCTTCGTCGAGTAAGTCTCCTTCACCCACACCACGCCCCTGCAGGGATTCGCCCTCCACCAACATGCTCCCCAGGTGGTTTATATTGGCTCCCAGAGCCTTGATACACTGGCCAAGGATTTTGGCGGGTTTAGGATGTAGCAGCACCCTGGCGCTCAGAGTCAAGGCTTTCAGTCCTCCAAGCACCTTCTCAAGAGCTTTCGCGTACAACAACCAAGCAGATGCCTGGTCGTTGTACAGCCTCCCACTCAGGTAGGGAGCGATCCCACATGCTGTTTGGTAGAGCATGTTGTCGTTGTTGTTGAACGAGTCGCCCAATTCCGACAAAAAAACATTCACCTTATTGGTTGCACCAGGGTGAGTTTTCTTGATGGGAAAAGCGGCTAAAGCGACTCCCGCATCCCGCAGCTCGAGCGGGTCCTTTTTTTCAAATTTTCCAGTCAGTGGGTTCAGAACCCCGGAAGGGTACGAAAAATCCAAAGGTGGGATGGCAGAGTCTGCCATTTCGTAGAGGAATCTATCGCTCACCGGGACCTGTATTGGGTAGCTACACTGCAGCAGACTGACAGCGACAGCTCCCCCCACATCCTTCCGGTTCACTAACTCCCCTACGTACCTGATCTGGTCACCAATTGACATTTCACTAACCTCTCTCCGGTTCACCGACCCACTGGCCTCCCGCGGTAGTAGGCCCACTAGGAAGTCCCCCGCGAGACCGAGTTGTTCAGTCCGACTTCCCGGGCCAGCCCCGACTATTTGGCAACGGCCTCTGGAAGTGGTGTCTCAGAGGCCTCGCCTTCTCCGCCGAGCGGAGGTGGGGGGGTTTGTATTTGACCTGGGGGTTGGGGCCTTACCTGGGTGCGTTGGACTGCCGGACCATGCACGTCCCCCATGTGTATTTTCGGCCCTGCTGTCGGACCTCTATGGACCACCTCGACGTCCTCGCGGCGGTGACGAGTGGTTGGAGCGCCCGCCTCGTTCTGTATGGACCTGACCGACGTCCTGTCGACCAGGTCACCCACGTCCTTCCGCGCCACTCCTCCTATCGTGTCAACAACCCGGCGATTCGGGTGGACTGGGGCCGATGTCGATATCGGCATCTCGACGGTGGACGCGCTCTTGTAATAAAGGCTCCGAGCGCGGGCCTGGTTGAGTGAGGCTGCCGCCCGTGTCCTGGCGTTACTCCTGGCTCGATCCTCGGCCCCGAGTTTACCCCCAGAGATGCCACGCGGGGACGACACCCTAATAGAGACAGTGCAGCCCACCATCTCGTGCGGGGCTGGCAGATGCTCAGGCTCCGACAGGAAGTACTCCTCGTCCCACTTCATGTGGACGGCCGTAAACCCCAGAGTGACCCCGGTGTTTAGGAACTCTGCGGGAGGGGGCAGACACGACTGGCCGCGTTTCCACAAGTATGAACTTATCGGCTCACACGCGCGTAATCTGCTAGTCACATCCGGACTCGCCCCGGACGTATAACCTGGCATCACAACCCCCGCGCTATCCATCTGCCGGACCCGCATAGCCCCCAAACCGTTCCTGGGATTGTTGTTGAGGTGGATCAGCAGGCCTGATGAGCGTGCCGATGGCATCGTGGCCACGTAGCTCCCCACGTCACTGCTCCCCATGTCCAGGCGTGTAAGGTCCTCGAAGCCTGGCAGATCCGTCACCCTCCCCGCGCTTACCAGCGATCCGTAACCGCTACTCTCGGCGGGCGTTCCGAAAGCCCCGGCCGGGATGATCGATGTAGGTTCGATCCAGAAGTACGGGGCAACCACTTTCCCGCACAGGTGTCTGTCCTGGCTCCGCGCGGCTATCTGGAACGCGTTTTCCAGGTGGGTAGTGGCAACGTCAGTTGACCCGGGAACCGCCCCGAAGATAGTCGCCAAGGCCCTGATGTACGGGGCGCAGAACCTTGGGGCGTCCGCAGCGATTGCACGACCTAACTCAGTACGGCCCTCGGGTGACATGTCCACCATGGCCCCCGCCTCGTCGAAATCCCGACCTCCAACCGTGAAGACTGAAGGGAATAGGACCCCTCCTTGGTTGACCAAGGGGTCGCAGTGGGCGACAGCTGCGGCCGAGCTCAGCGCAATGGAATCCACCCAGGCCGCAACGGCGTGGTCCGAGCGTCCCCCAATGGCCGGCAGCCCCGGGAACACATCAGTCGAGTAATGGATGCCCCCGTACGGTGCCAGAAACTCAGTAGATCTGAGGACCCGCCGGAAGTAGGCACCTTCGTCGGTGTGCCCCACCACTGAGACGACCGAATGGATCCCACGTACTAGGGCATACGAGAAAACCTCGGGCGACCCGCAAGCTTGGTAGTTCGCGGCCAGTATCCTCAAGGCATCTACGCAAGCTTCCGCTAGCAGGAGGCCGTCGATTTGCGGGATTTCCGGGGCATTAGAGTTGCCGTCCAGGGCAACTAGATCTGTAACTACAGTTGAACCCTCACCATTTACAGCTGCCGCTAACACGGCGAAAATATCTTGGGACCTAATACTATCTACAAGCCTTGGTATAAACACTGAACTCAGAGACGCCGTGGCGGGCCTCTCTAGATTAGCGAGGACGGTAACCTTGATTGGTTGCCCCCCTCGCATCATCGCCGTCGTCACCCCGCCAAAGACCGACTGGGCAGCTATCGCTTTTCCCAGCCGCTCTACTACACCGGCGAGGTCCATCCGGTCCCACACGCCTGAGAAGTTGCTGTACTTCCGCGCTAGCCCCGATAGGTCAGCCGAGTTCGTAAAACTCGTTGGTACTGACATATCCGGAGCAGAACGGTGATCAGGCCCTCTCAGTGCCTGGGTGCCATCCGTATGGCGACGACCGATTTCATACACGATGGCCCTAGTGTGGCTGTCGAGGACACCACACATCTGGGTACCGGTAGTTACGTCGGATTTATATTTTCGAACTTCTCCCGCATTCGGTAGGAAGCTCGATACTGGAAAGCCTATTAGACTCCCCAACATTCTGAAACAGCGGACGAATCCGTGGGTATCTCAGAGGTTGAAACAAAACAAAATGTCACAACGGCACTGAGTGTACGTTTTCGCACTTCCACGGAACCCTCCATGTTAATACGCAACTCATCACACACCCTCACCCTCGCACTGATACAGCCGAGTTTCGGGGGCTGGCAGCAGACTAAGGCGCACCCGTCCAAACCTGCCAGCGGATCGCACCGCGTGACTAAAAGCCGAGGGAACTTGCGCCCCGCCTGCAGACGACCTAACGGCCATAAGCCTCGGCTTTTATCAACCCTCCATGTTAATACGCAACTCATCACACACCCTCACCCTCGCACTGATACAGCCGAGTTTCGGGGGCTGGCAGCAGACTAAGGCGCACCCGTCCAAACCTGCCAGCGGATCGCACCG